GAAGCCTTCCAGAAGAGAGCGTTCCATACCAGACAGATTCTCTTTTGACCGCAACTCATCAATTCGCTTTGCGTCCTCTCTGGCTCTATTTTTTAAAAGTTCGGCTCTTATTGCCATCTCTGACGAAAAATCATCTGCTGCGCGCCTTGCATCACTGAGAGCCGGGACTTCGCCTTGGTCGCGAGGCGATAAATACGAACGAATGCTGCCGTACACCGGATGCTCAATGATTTTATAGTATTGATTCCGCTCTGGATCAAAAATGAAACCCTGTTCCTCATAAACCGGATCGCGAAAAGGGTTATCAAAGATATCTACATCATCTAACCGCGACATCACGCAGCCTCACTTTCAAAATATTTGTTGTTCAGCAGAATATCCAGCCACTGATCGAATGTCACCACCACAACCTTGTCATTGTCTTTGGGAAAGCCATGGTTGATGGCATGAATGGGCAGCGTTACGCGCACAGGTTTGTTATTAAACTTCCAAATGAGCGCAGGGATCCTATCGCCGCACGCCTCTTTCACTTGCTCCCACCAGGGCTCTGCATACCACCACCCTGATTTGTACGCTTTGCACTCTAACGCCCAACCGGGGATCTCGATGTCACAAAGGTTATTCGCTTGATATTGATCTAAGTTGCGCTTGCACTGTACGTCAATTCCGTTTTCGCAGAAAAAGTCGTTCAAAGACCGCACCACCGATCTTTCAAAACTTGCGCCTTTGTTACGAGATGAAACCATGGCGCGATTGTAAGCAAAATATGTGGATTTGCCAGCCGATAGTGGATACCTTAGCCCTCCTACCACGTTTTCTCCCTGTACCCCCTCTTCCACACGCTACTCCACACGCCCAGCGTTGGGGGTGCAGGGAGTCCCAAACTTTTTTCGCTAGTATTGAATGCGTAAAACTCAGCTATAGCGCTGCCGCAGCGCGCTGCGCCAAAAAAGGGGTGGCCCCCGTCGCCAAATAACGCGATTTCAGAGGCGTTTTCTGACCCTGTAGGGATCCTAAACCCCGCGCACAAACGCCCAGAGGCGCTCCTACAGGCGCTCGCGGCCATTTTGTACACTGTCTAAACACTTTGTGGGCAGCTAAACGCACAAAAACGTACAGAAATGTGCGTTTTGTCCAAAGAAAACACTGGATTTGCTAAATTTTGGCGATTTTTTTTGATTTTTGAGCGCCGTAGGAGAAAGAGGCCACTTTCTCAACCAAACTTCGTTAATTCACCCCGCCGCTAGTCACACATCATCGTCGCGGATCGTGTCATCGAGGCCCAGGAGTTGGTTGAGTCGTTTCTTGATGTCGTCTTTGTTCATGCTCTCAAGGGTAGCGTTGATGTTGAGGTTCTGTGAGCGATGAACCGTCAGTCCGCCTAGCTGGTTGAGTTCTTTAATCGCTTGTACAGAGGCGTTAAATTGTCCACGCTCAAACGCAGTGTTGGCGATCTTCCACAGCATACTTCCCGTCTTCTCTGGCGTAACGCTGTACTTCGCTCTGAACTCTTCTTGCGCCAGCCGGACGGCTTTTGTCACGTTTGGGAAGTCGCGACCGTTGAGCATTTTGTTTGCTGCCTGGGACGGGAACGTGAACCCTGCCCTTCGTGCGGCTTCGGTCATTGAGCAGCCGCCTTCGCAATAGTGCCAGACGAACGCAGACTGCATATCAGTGAGCCCTAGCTCTGGGTCTGATTCAAACTGTAAGGGTACTTCAACGAGCTTTGGCTTTTCTTTCTTTGGTCGTCCAACTGGCTTATTTGCCATCCTTGTCTCCGCATGAGTTTGAAAGTTCGACGGGCATCATCATAACTCATTCGCGGCTGTCGCCAAGCGAATCGCTCGATGTCGTTCTCTGCTCTCCATCTCGCGAACTCCGCTTCGTAATCCAAACAGTTGTTAAATAATTTGCGTTTCATACGCCCTCCAGTTCAGTAGGTAGAGGTAGGGGTAATTCCCCTATATCTCCATATATAAATTGTATGTACATTTATATACATATTTCATTACAAATAATATTTTGTATTTACCTATATCACTCACACTCTTACATTTTTATATTAAGAAACAACAACTTGCAATCAAAAAAAAAGTGTACAGTGTAAGGTAATTTCAATGTATACATCGTCATACACATATATACACAAAAAAAATGTACACACAGATGTATACATCGACCTTTAATGTACACACCCTACCCACCTTACACCTTAGTCATGCCAGCTTGGAGGGGGGAACTTATCTTCCTCAATAGGCTTGTAGTCAACGTCATAGACCTTCTTGCCGCCCGTATATCTGGGTGAGATGCCATGCTCGATGAGAACGCGAGCGGCTTCTTTAAAGTCTGCCATCCTTGGGTTGGCGATGCCTAAGTCCCGGAGCAGTTGTGTCTGCTGCACTGGTTTAGTGTTGTCGCTGTCGAACGTAACGTGCTGCAAGAGTAAGTCTTCGACAGCGCTTTGGGTACGACTCAGTTCGTTACTGGCATCTAAGAGCTTGCGCTCTTCGCTGGTGAGAAACCAAGATTCGCCCATGTCAAACATCGTTTCTTTGATCTCAGCCCACACCTGTTGCATATTGATGTTGTGCCGATAGTTGATCTTGATACACCGCACCGTCCAATATCTTCGGTTGCCGGATGAGTCCGTAAGGTATTCGCGCTCATTCACAGAACCATAGAACGCTGTACGCCGCCCGTAAGATGACCAAGTGCGATCATAAGGCAGTCTCAGTTCGTCGCTCTCTTTGGTGGTGAACTGCTTGAGTTGATCCATGTCGGCCTTCTTAAACGTAGAGCCCAGTTCGCCAAGCTCACAGATCCAATAGCTTACACATTGCTTCACTGAGTCTTTGCTGGCTGGATTGAGTGTCGCACCCTCTAATAACCAATCCTGGTCTCTGGGAGCTAGTGACTTCAGCCACTGAGTCTTACCTAAGCCTTGCTTGCCTTGAAAGACCAGTATGCCCTCAAGTCCCACACCTTTATGGCTACAGGCAGCGGCCACACATCCTAATAACCATCGTCGCATTAGCGCATTCTTTAATGGCTCATCCTCTGATTGAATCGTGTCGAGCAACAACTGTAATCGCGACTTGCCATCCCAAGGCTTGCTCATGATCCAATCTTTTACAGGATTGAACTCCCTCGCCACCAACGGAAGATTGAACACCACCCTATTGTGCGGCACACCTTTTTGTATGCAGCGATCCTCTATCTCAGCAATCGCAGATCCTTCTTGCAGATCTGGGATAAAGTCTGCGTCCGGGATTGTGATGTCCATACGCTTCTTAATGACGTTGTAAGCGACATCAATGTTGTTCTCTAACAACACACCCACTAGATTCTGTTTGACGTTCAGATAGCTCTTGCCGTTCTCTGTCTTGTGCCATTCAGGCAAGGTCGGTACAGGCAGATCCTGCATCGCTGGGATAAACTCTTGATCTGGCTCTAGGGCGTTTTTGCTGTCGTTGTAGTCGCCCACTTCAGTAGGCATCTTGATCTCAACCTTTGCGCCTTGGTTCTGTAAATGCCCAGCGGCTTGCTCTGCCTTCTCTTTCCCAGTGTTGCTCTCATCGTTGTCGGCAATGAAACGGTGCAGCTTCTCTTGTTGTCGCTCAAAGATCTGACCAGACACCACCTTCAGACCATCGGCGCTAAAGCACACGATAATAGGCTCATGGTAATCAGCGTAGAAGCTAGCGCCTGTGGCATAGCCCTCAACATAATTCAGTGTGTGAGTTTGCTTGATCAGTTCTTTCGCGATAATGAAGAAGCCACCCGCCGCTCTTCCGCCGGGGTGCATACGTTTTTGCCCGTCGTCGGTAATGTACTGAAGCGATTGGATCTTGAAATCCATGTTGTACAACGGCACAAGCAACCGCCCATCTGAATGAACCCTCAGACCATGGTTCGGCACTCGCTTCTTTTGTAAGTATGGGTGCGTGTCAGTCTTCTGTGCTTTATCCCAAATCTCTTGACACTCTCGCGCAGCCCTAGCCCACTTCTCTGCTTGCTCTTTCTCAAACGCCTCGCGTCGAACTCGCGTCTCTTCTTTGATCTGCTCTAACTGTTTCTTTGTGAGCTTGCGTCCCTCACCGTTCTCTGCGTTCCAGCGACCAAGCGTTTCTTTGCCAGATGTTTTCCAATCGCCGTACTGACCGTAGGGGCGACTCTGATCGAACCAAACCTGAAACCACACATCCTTTTGGTTTTTGGTTGCATTGATCCATTTGGCTCTATTGACCTGACCTTGATCCAGTATCTTAGCTTCATCAACTTGAACGCCTTGCTCTAATAACCAAGCTACAAACTCCCCTCTGATGTCTTTTGTGATTGGGAAGCTGTCATCCCTCGCGTTCTTATCTTTGATGATGAATGACATGGCTTGTCCAAAATGTGGGGATGTGTACAATACAGCATCTTTTTGCAAAAACACAATAGGAGCGCAAATGGAATTCGTTATATCGGATCAATACGAAGGTGAAAGCCGCGAGTATGAAGGCATCGAGCCGGGCAAGCATAAGGCGATTTGCTATCGCATAGTGGACGGCGGCACGGCTGAGGAAGGCGGCAACTATCCAGGCGTTAAACACAAGATATTTGTGTTTTGGGAATTACCAGAAGAGCGCACAGCAGATGATCGACCAAAGAGCATCTTCAAATCGTACAACCTAGTGTTCGGTGAAAAGTCAGCCATCGCAGAAGATTTCGGTGAGTGGCGTGGGAAAACCTTTACTGATGCAGAGCGCAAGAGCGGTATCGACATACTTCAATTCTTGGGCAAGGGCTGTATGTTGCG